GATAGTCCGATATTAAAAGTAAAAACAAGTCCAAGAGTATATGATGATTTAAGGATGAGATGGAATGAAGAGATGAAAAAAAACCTTAAACATTTTTTTAATGTGAAAGTAATAATTACTTCAACAGGGTTAAATTCTGAATCTTGGTATAAACAACAATTAAACAGATAGTAATATGCAAAATAATTTAGTTCCTATAACAAGACTAGGGAAATTTTTTGGAGGCGAAGACTATTCATTGGAAATTGATATGGGAATGGAATGGGTAAACGGCGACATGAATTTTACCATTGTATTATATCGTATTGATAGATATAAAACTAAGACGGATGATGTGTACGGTGAAGTATTAGAAGACGGGATTCAGTTTATGGCACCTGTTGAATTGAAAGGTCTTGTCCAAGTTATGGCACCGACTTCTAAATTTATTGGTAGTTCTAAAGTTGAACAGAAGGAACCCGGTAATATGAAATTCTCAATTTATCAAAAAACTTTGGATGATGTCGGAGTTGAAATATTCTTGGGTGATTATATTGGATATTACGAATCTGAAGACCGAGTTAGATATTATGTTGTAAGTGATGACGGATATGTTAAGTCGGACAATAAACATACGTATGGAGGATACAAACCCTTTTATAGGACTATTATGGCAACTTATGTTAGCCCTAACGAATTTAAAGGTATTTAATATATAGAATATGCCATTACCAAAAAACATAGTTAAACCAACATTACCATTAGTTCCAAAAAAGGAGTTATCGGCTCGTAGACAAGAACTATTGCAATACATCAAAGAAGATGGAACTTATTTACCTAAATCGGTATTGCATGCGGATTTAGATAGAGGTATGTTGGATTTCGTTAAAAATGAATTGAAGGTTGTTACCGCAGGAGAAATAGTTCCAATGGTAGATATTATTATTACCACTCAAAACTGGTCACAATATGTTGAAACTTATAAATTTGTAGACCTAGATTATAACCCAGACCCCCCCTACATTACAGTCGTTAGAAGCCCTGAAGTTAAATATGGTTCAAACCCTGCGTTAATTTACAATATACCGAATAGAAAACAATTCTATTACGCATCTGTTCCGACTTGGAATGGTAATGAACAAGGCATGGATATCTACACAATACCTCAGCCCGTCCCTGTCGATATCAAGTATAGTGTTAAAATCGTTTGTAATAGAATGAGGGAATTGAATCAATTAAATAAAATTGTAATGCAAACATTTGCGTCACGACAAGCATACACATTTATTAAGGGACAATATGTTCCAATTATTTTAGATAATGTTTCTGACGAATCTCAAATGACCATAGAAGCAAGAAAATATTATGTTCAGAATTATGATTTCACAATGTTAGGATATCTTATTGACGAGGAAGAATTTGAGGTAAAACCGGCAATCCAAAGAATAACTCAACTTTTTGAAATAGACACCACAACAAGAAGACCAAGAAGAAATAAGTACCCGGAAAATCCTGATGAGTTTAATTTTCAGTTTTTATTTGTAGTTGGTACTACAACCTTGGCAGATAGGATTGATTTTAGAGCGAATATGTCATTATTAAGTTCAGATAATGTAGACACCTTTGATGTGTATATAAATAACAATTATTTTGGTAGTGATACTCAAGTAATACAAATCACAACTAACGATATTTTAAGAATTGAAGTGACTAAAATTAATAATAGTCAAGAAGCCCTAATTGTTTTTGATAACAAGTTAGTTTAATCTTCTCCATAGATATCTTTCTTCTCTTTACACTTCTCGATTATTAAATTTTCCAAAAATTTATACATTTTTATACCTCTCTTATCACAATACTTTTTCAGTATATTATGTGATTCAGGGGATATTTTAATATTCTTAATTTCTTTCTTGGTTTTCATGGTGAGAAAAAAGGTAGAATTATTTCCTACCATTTATAAATAGTTACTAAAAAGTAAAGTTTTTTCATAAAATATAGAATATTTATCTATAAAATAAATCTGTAATAGAATTAATAAATAATGGCAACAGCACAAGCAAACCAAAAAGTATTCGTATCTCCGGGTGTATATACATCTGAAACGGACTTATCTTTCGTAGCCCAAAGTGTAGGGGTAACCACATTAGGTCTTGTTGGAGAAACAATCAAAGGACCGGCATTTGAACCGGTATTCATAACTAATTATGACGAGTTCCAAGCGTTTTTCGGTGGAACAGAACCAACCAAATTCATCAACACTCAAATACCTAAATATGAGGCGGCATATATTGCTAAATCTTATTTGCAACAATCAAACCAATTATTCGTAACAAGAGTTCTTGGTTTATCAGGATATGATGCGGGGCCTTCTTGGTCTCTTAATGTTACGGCAAATGTTGACCCAACAACTATTGGGAACCCTTCAAACGGAACTACCTTCACTGCATCATTTACAGGTGATACAACGTTGGGGGCTGTCACATTTGGTTCGGGATTGCCATCTCAAGTTGCATCAAATTTAAACGTTCAATATAGACAACAAGACGGAAGTACATCAACATTACAAGATGATTTCAACGCATATCTAACTTCAGTTATGCTTTTACCTGCAACTTCTGCAACTACTTCAGTTATATATGGGGCAATTCCTCAATCTGATTATCTGAATATTACAAATCAGTATTCAAATGTTGGAAATCAATATGATTGTGTTAACAACTTTACTAATAATGATTTGTCAGATGATTCAAATGATGTATGGTTTTATGCTAATTTTGACTTTAGTAATAACAGTTCTTTAACTGGAAGTTATACGGGTTATTCATTTTACTATGTCGTTTCTAATTTGGTATCAGTCACACCAACTACATTCACCGGACAAATTTCAGGTGGTACTTATACATTTACGGGTACTGCTTATGAAGAGTTTAATAATATGGTCGTAGGAACTATTCGTTCAAGAGGTATATCACTTTACACTAATAGTAGTACTAGTGAAAATCACGGACCGGTTTACCAAGTAAGTGGTCTTACAGATTTACAATTAGTGTGCACTGGTCAATATTCAGGAATCACTAAATCACCTTATGCGACTTTCTTATTGTCGGGGGTTACTAAAGACAATAGTGTCTTTTCTTTTGAAACTTCTTTACTTTCATCTTCATCAAAATACATAACTAAAGTATTGGGTGTCGATAATTTTGGTAAATCAAGATTTGAAGTCCCGGTTTATGTTGAGGAAGCATACCAAGGGTCTTTAAATTACGCTTACAATCAAGGATACATTAGAGGTCTATCTTGTGATTTAATTGCGTTACCGGAAGCTAGAAGTGAGAGTTCATCATCAATCGCATATAATTTAGAGAGATATCAATCACCTGAAACTCCTTATTTGGTTTCTGAATTGAGAGGTAATAAAGTATATAAATTGTTTAAATTTATTTCAATCTCTGATGGAGATTCGGCAAACACTGAAGTTAAAGTATCAATCGCAAATCTTTCTTTTAATAATATGTCTTTTGATGTATTGGTAAGAAACTTCTTTGATACTGATGCAAATCCAGTTGTAATTGAGAAATTTACAAATTGTAATATGGACCCGGCATCAAATAACTTCATAGCTAAAAAAATAGGGTCTTCAAATGGTGAATTCGCTTTAATATCAAGATATATAATGGTTGAGATGTCAGATGAGGCACCTATAGACGCATTACCTTGTGGATTCTATGGATACACTCAAAGAGAATATCAAGACTACGATGTTTACCCATCACCATATCCTAAATTTAAAACAAAATATTATTTCCCGGGTGAAGTAATTGCTAATCCACCATTCGGTTCAGCGGCTAACGGAGCACCTGTAGAATCAGCGGGAGATGTTGTTAGAAGAAGTTACTTAGGATTTTCAAATCAATTTGGTATTGATGAATCATTCTTAACTTATAAGGGAAGACAAACACCTTCAAATTGGGTTCAAACACCTAGTGAAGTCGATGCTCCACGTTGGAATGTCATAAGTAAGGGGTTCCATATGGATTCAGGAGCAACTGTTGTAACAATAGGTGTTACTTCTAAATCAAGTGGAGAAACGGCATTTGAATGTGGTGTTGCGGAATTTAGAGACGACCCTGGAACTCAAGAAAATCCTTATTACTTTATTTTCTCAAGAAAATATACCGTATGTTTTGCGGGAGGTTTTGACGGATGGGACATATATAGAGAATGGAGAACAAATGAAGATAGATTCCAATTAGGTGCGTCAGGTTATTTAGCAGGAGCTTATCCTGGTCCAAGATACCCGACAGCAACAGGTGAAGGTTTATTCAAGAGAATAACAGTTCAAAACAATACTCAAGATTTCGCAAATACTGACTATTATGCTTATTTACTTGGTATTTTAACCTTTGCAAACCCGGAGTCAACAAATATTAATATTTTTGCAACAACCGCAATTGATTATGTCAATAACTCAAACCTTGTAGAAGAAGCAATAGACATGGTTCAATTCTCAAGAGCGGATTCAGTATATATCGCAACAACACCTGATTATCCGATGTATAATCCGGATTCAACAAACCCTCAACTTGTAATCTATCCTCAAGAGGCGGTTGATAATTTAGATAACACAGGAATTGATTCTAACTACACGGCAACTTACTATCCTTGGATATTAGTTCGTGATACTGTTAATAACACTCAAATTTATTTACCACCTACAGGTGAAGTTTGTAGAAATTTAGCATTAACTGATAACATTTCATTCCCATGGTTCGCATCAGCGGGTTATACAAGAGGTCTTGTTAATTCAATCAAGGCAAGAGTTAAACTTACTCAAACTGATAGAGATACATTGTATCAAGGTAGAATTAACCCTATCGCAACTTTCTCTGATGTTGGAACCGTAATTTGGGGTAACAAAACTTTACAAGTTGCAGATTCGGCACTTAATAGATTGAATGTAAGAAGATTATTACTTCAAGCTCGTAAGTTGATTTCAGCGGTGGCGGTAAGATTATTGTTTGAACAAAACGACCAAATCGTTAGACAACAATTTTTAGATAGTGTTAACCCTATTTTAGATTCAATCAGAAGAGATAGAGGTCTTTACGATTTCCGTGTAACAGTATCGTCAACACCTGAAGATTTAGACGCAAATCGATTAGTTGGTAAAATTTACTTAAAACCTACGAAGGCGTTAGAGTTCATAGATATTGAGTTCTTTATCACTCCAACCGGAGCTTCGTTTGAAAACATTTAAAATAAACTTAATGGGGGTACTAATGTATCCCCTTTAATTGCCAAATATGAAAAGACAACTTAAAGAAGGATTTAAACCCGAGGGAACACCGGATATGAAATATTATGCCTTTGATTGGGATGATAATATCGTTCATATGCCAACTAAACTTATATTAAAAACTGAAGATGGTGGGGAAATTGGGATGAGTACCGATGATTTTGCGGAGTATCGACATGATATAGGTAAAACACCTATCCAATATAAAGGAGAGACTATTGTCGGTTTTGCGGACAATCCGTTTAGAAATTTTAAAACGGATGGTGACAAAGATTTTTTAGTTGATGCGATGAGGGCTAAAGAGGGTCCCGCATTTGAAGACTTTAAAGAAGCAATCAATAATGGGTCAATATTTTCAATTATAACCGCTCGAGGTCATAATCCGGAAACATTAAAACAGGCGGTGTATAATTACATTATAAGTAATTTCAATGGAATAGATAAAGATGAATTGATAAAAAATTTAAAAAAATACAGAACGTTTGTCGGTGAAAATGAAATGAGTGATGACGAATTAATTAAATCGTATTTAGAATTAAACAAATATCATCCTGTGACCTTTGGTCAAGGAAATGTTGCGAATCCTGAGGAATTAAAAGTTACTGCGATGGAAGATTTTGTATCATACATAAAAGGAATGGCAGGAATTTTAAATAAAAGAGCTTTTATTAAAAACGAAATCTCAAATAATTTTATACCAAAAGAACCAGTAATAGGATTTTCAGATGATGATATTAAAAATGTAGAAGTAATGAGTAAACATTTTAAAGATAAACCAGATAACATAGTTAAGACTTATTCTACTTCTGGAGGAATTAAAAAGATATATAATTAGATTATAATTTTTTCAAAAAAAAAGTAAATAGAAAAAATTTTAATCGAGAGTATATTTATTAGATATAAACACAAAAAAAACAAAATTGAAATAACATGGCTGATTTATTAATGAAAATGCCCATACCTTATGAACCAAAAAGACAGAACCGGTTTATTTTAAGGTTTCCATCCAGTTTAGGGATAAATGAATGGTTTGTTGAAAGTGCATCAAGACCAACTATAAAGATTGGCTCAACGGAAATCCAATTTTTAAATACATCAACATTTGTTGCCGGTAGATTTAATTGGGACCCAATTTCTGTTAAATTCCGTGACCCAATTGGACCTTCAGCCGCTCAAGCACTTATGGAGTGGGTTCGATTACACGCTGAATCAGTTACCGGTCGTATGGGTTATGCTGCGGGTTATAAGAAAGATATCGACCTCGAAATGTTAGACCCAACAGGGGTTGTTGTTGAAAAATGGATTCTTTATGGAACATTTTTAACTGATGTTAATTTTGGGTCATTAAGTTATAGTCAAGACGCATTGGCGGATATTACCGCACAACTTCGTATGGATAGATGTGTATTAGTTTATT